CATCTCCTCATCTCGCTTCACTCTTGCTTTTTGCGCTGCCAATTCTGCGTCATACTCGTCGGATTCTGATCGACTAGCGATCTTGTCTTTCCCCTTCGCCATTATATCGGACATGGCCTTGTCTAAATCTTCCGCTGCTTTTTTAAATCCAAACGGGTCTTCGTCTTTCGTTATCTTGTCCTTGAACGCCTTTTGCGCTGCCATCATTTTATCCTCAAGCGTCTTGGCCTGTTCTCCCGCCGTCTTACCGGTAGCGATTTGCATTTTCATCATCGCTTTACCAAATTGTCCGGTCATAGCGAAAAACTGTATTTCAGCGCCGTCCTTTACCGCCTGTCCTATCCGATCAACATATTTTGCGGCGATCTTCGTAGTCACGTGGTTAAATGCTACCTCAAAAAGCGAAGCGGAAAGCCTGATTGCCTCGACCATTTTATTTCCCAAGAAGGCAGCGACAACTTTTGCGGCAGACATTAGCAAATTCTTTGCGCCATCTATATCCAGCCCAGCAAGAAACCTTTGCCCGATTCCTGCAAAATCCATTTTATTGAATTGCTCCAGTGCCAACAGTATTTTCGGTGCTGCGACTTCCGCCAGCGCAAGAATGATGCCTTGAAACTTTACCGATGCCCTGTTGAGCAAGTCCGAGATTCTGTCAAACCTCTCCGCATTTTTCCTCAATATCTCCGCAGACGATCCCATCGTGACCGATGCCTTTTCGATAGCCCCGGAGTCCTGGAACAATGCCATAAGATCACCTCCAGCCCTGCCAAAAAGCTCCATCGCAGTTGCGGCCTTTTGCGTTGGGTCTTGCATGTTGGCAATCGCATTTTGAACCATCTTAAATTGTTCAAGCGGCGATTTGTTTTTGATCTCGTCAAAAGTTATTCCGAGCCTTTCAAATGCTCTGGACTGCGTAGAAAGACCAGCCCCAAAATCAGTGATGGACCTTTGCAGCTTGTTGATAACTGAGCCTATACTGTCAGCCGCTACTCCGTTGTCCTCGAACGCCTGTTGTAGAATAGCAAGTTGATCTACAGCTACGCCCGTTTGCGCCGATAGGTCCGATAGCCTGCCGCCCAGATCAAACGCATCCTTTAACGCCCTGCCTAGCTTGTATGCCCCGGCGATAGCCGCGCCAAATGTCAATGCTCCAGCGATAAGAGCAAAGTTTTTCATTCTGGCTGCTGCCTTTCCGATTGCCGCTCCAATCTTTCTAAACGCTGCGCTAGCTTTTTTCGCTGCTGTAGCGGTAGCGCGACCCACCTTTTTCATGCCCGAAACGAATTCGCTATCGTCTAAGGATATTTTAGATTTAAGATTGACGGTTCCGGCCATGTTGAGTAATATAGGTTAATTTTCCACGTAATCAAAAACGCGGGTTACGATGCAAACTCCTCGTAATAGTCGCCAAGTATAGATTCGGCCTTCCTTCGCAGGTTGCTCCCTCCTGCTGGTTTCATCCTGACGTTTTTGGCAATCAATCCCGCGCTACGTAGCTGCAATCCTTGAGCTACTGGCATATCTAAAATCTGCTCAACGGTCATGGAACCGTGAGTCGCTTCTGAGACTGTAGCGACATATTCGCAGACCGATCCAATTACTTTCCCAGGCTCTCATCGGCTGCCTGCATTCCGGTCTGGTCGATTTCCGCTACAGATGCGATGATGTCTCCGATGATGTCGCCGAAGGCAGCGATCAACTCCCCGTGTTTCTCGTTTCCGACAAGAACGCCTGCTTTTTCGGCCCAATTCAACGCCTCGCCCATTACCTTTGCAGGAACACGTAGAGCCTTTTTCGCGAGTGAAACAGGATGGGCGCAGAGGTAGACGACGATGACGGCATCTTGAAAAATGCCGTTGTAAGTTTCCCGCTCTTGAAACTCCTCTAATGCTTCCTCGCCCATGTTGAAAAACTCCATGCCGAGCTTTTGCGCTGCGACCTGGCGGTGCGTATTGAAAGGCTGCAATTTAACATCTCGCCCGTCTGGTCCTCCAAATGAAATTTTTCTTACTCCATCAGATTTCAGAAAAGCCTCGTCTTGAGTGTCAATCTGTATTTCTTCCGGTTCTTCCAGAATGTCCAAGTTTAAATTTTGTTCTCCTAAGTCCATCGTTTTAACATTTGTTCAAATTTTGGCCCTTGCGGTAAAACCAAAGGAGGCAGGCCGTTACCTCTCTTGATTTTCAAACTCTTTGGAACTTCCTTCCACAAATTCGCAAGCTCCAGAAAATTAGAGCGGTATGCTCTTAGCCAGCTAACCATTGCCGGTTTCCAATTCGCAGCGAGTGACTTTGCCAGCTTCGTTCTGCTAGTTTTATCGTGCGCGTCCTCCAACTTTCGAGCGAACAAATCGAGATATGCAGATGCGTTGTCCTCGTCGGATGTTTGACCGGGCAGCTTGATCCTATTCAGAGAGAACAGGCGCATGTGAGCAAACGCGGCCTTAATATAGATTGAATCAAATTCGACGCATAAAGCCGCTAGTTCTTGAGCGTTGGCTGCTGACTTTATTCTGGCAGGCAATGATTCCGCGTCGTTAAGTGCCGCCGATGGGTCGATCCATACCTTTGCCAAATCAGATACTTCTATTGCGCCTTTTGAAAGCGGCAGAAAATATTTAATATCGCCAGGTTTGTCCGGCTCGTATTTGTTTTCCTCAGAATAGACGTTCGAAACTCCCGGCGTTTCTTCCACCAAGTCAAAACCTACTGATACCGCCGCCGCAGCAAATCCGATCCGGTCGTCCTTGTCGCCGCTAACTGCTCTGAATCCAATCCCTACATCCATTGTTTATTCCACTTGTGTCCCATCCGACCCGTTACGCTGCTGTTACGCCATTGTAGCGAACGGCTTCGATAGATGCCGTCTGGAAAGCGTCGCGGCTCGCTGACAGCTCAATAGACTCTAGGAAGTAGTCGCCCGAAGTTGAGTCGTATGCGTCGGTGCTGTTTGCAATAGTCAGAGCTGTCGCAAATGCGGCAGACATAACTGAATCGAGCGCAGTAGTTACTTCGCCCTCAATAGATACGGTGCTTTGCGGATCGAAGTCTGTAGCGAATCCGGTAGTTCCTCCGAATCGGTCGAGAATGAGTGCTTTCTCGTTGCTGAAACTCTCGCTGAAACTTGAGATGTTGATTCCAGACTCCGCAGAGGTAATTCCTCTGACGTGTCCGCCTGCTTGAATGTAAGATGGTGTTGCCATGATATTTGTTGTTGTTATGCAGAGTCAGATATTTCCTGCGTCTGCGCGTAAATTGAAAAAGTGTAGCGATACTCTGTATCTAGTGCGTCGCCGGTTTTAGATGATCCGTCCACGTCTATAGCCTTGCCCTGTGGCAAGACAAACGAACCACTTGCTGCAACTCTGACGGCATTTGAAAATTCGTAACAGTTGTCAAAGATTGCCTCGAGTGTAGCAATATCGTCTTGGGAATGCTGCCCGTGCGCCATTACCTCTAGCGATAGGTTAAAAATACCTGCGCCTGCCGGGTCTTCCCCGTTTTGGCTGCACCTGACCGCGACGTATGTTTTTCCTGCTCGCTCAATGTCGCCAAATTGAACGACCTGGGCGGAAGATAGTTGCGCCTCAATCAGCCCTACTATGACCGTTTCAACACGTTTTGCTAGTGGGTCAGCCATTACGGTTTTTCTATAGTGAGACGGATTGCGATAGTTCCCTCTTGTGAAAGGTTTGTAATTCTGTATTCGGCCCCTCCAAGAGAAACAGTGCTTTCTGCGTCGATAGTTGGAAGGTCGTCAGCCAAAACGGTTATGTTCGTCTCGCCGGTGAACTCCATCTCTCCCATATCTCCGAATGACTGATTTTCTGACAGTTCAAACGGAATAATTGCGCGGATGCTCTCGCCCTCAATCGTGACGTATGCCCCCGAAAGCGAATACGCCTCGTCGAACGCTAAGGTATGGTCTGCTGTCAGGTTGTTTGCCATGATGAAAAAAGGGCGGCGGATTACTCCGCCGCCCTTGCGCGGATGGATGGGACACTGGGCGGAATTATCCGCCCTGTGGAAAAATTAGTCCTTTGCTTTGCTTGTTTTCTTCGTCTTTGGCTGCTGCGCTTGTGGGAGTGCCGCCGCCATTGAGTCGATTGCCATTTCAAGATTTTCCGCGTCGATTCCGGCAGCTTTCGCCGCTGAATCTCTGTCGGTTTCGGGCAATGACCTCCACGCTTTAACGTCTCGCTCGAGACTCGCAACCGTATCAAATGCCAAGCCTGCGCCGGTCCTCAGTGCGTGAAGCATCGAGTGGTTTCTACCGCTCTCTTTCGGACCTGGGCAAGGTGCAATATATGACGGTCTAGCCCTCATCGGTCTTTACCTTTTTGGCTTTGGCCGGTGCTGGCTTTTTGATTTTGTGAATCTCTGGATCGTAAATCTTGCAGCCGCCTGACAACAAAGCTGCCTGGTGTTGTGCGTTGTCGACATCAAGAACGGTTCCCTGTGGTTGAGGCTCGCCCTTGTAGTTTACGTTGGGTTTTGAAAAGTAAATTTTCATCTCATCAGCGGGATGTGATAGCCCGGAGGAATTGCCTCCGGGCTATCTGGTGAATTATGCGTGAGTAGTTCCGTTGTCTCCGATAACGAAGGCGGAAGGTTGCTCAAGTGCTGCGTCAGCGAATGCGTTCGCGAACAGCTCAACCGTTCCCGAGTTCTTGCTGCTGTAAGGATCAACAACGAGGTCGATTCCTCCCCAAAGGCATACCAGGAGATAGCTAAACTCTCCAAAAATTACCTTGTTGGCAGTGATGTCGGTGTGGTCGTAATACTCGTAACCGAGCGCACGCTGAGTTCCGTTTGGATTCTCGTCGATAACGTAGCTGGCCTGGCCGGACTCTTTTGGAGTCGCCATCCAGTCAGCAGTGACGCCTGGCTCAGAGAGCCACTTGGCCGATGTGAGCGGAGCTTTAGAATCGCGAAGTTCCTTCCACTGGTCGATTACGTTTTGGTGGGCAGAGTTGCCGACCTGCCAAGTGTAAGCGGTCGTTCCAGATGCAGAGAGGATACCAGTTGGTTGGTCTCCGCCTGCTCCGGTGAATGCTCCACGGTCAATGGCAATCGAGATGCCTTGTCCGAGCTTGGATCGAATCCAGCCTTCGAAATCAACAGATGACTGTTGGAGGAGTTGGAGAGAAACGCTAGTGCCTGCGCCCACTCGCTTGGGACTCATTGTGAACGAACTGAAGACGGCGTCGGCTTGTGCAATTGAGTCAGTTTCCGAATCCCAAGTTCCTGCATAGCCGCTTGTCGCAGTTGGAAAGCTCAGATTGCCGGTAGCATCGCGAAAGATCGTTGCTCCGAGCTGTGGAAGAAGCGAGTAGTCCTCGAAATAATCGACGACTGGCTGCAATTCCGTTGCTACGGTGTGACCACCGGAAGTGGTTGTTCCAACTGTAGCTGCGTTCTTTACGCCGTGAGAAACTTCGCCGGGAATGAGAATGCCCTTTGGAGTGTCGCCGGATGCTGCGCGGAAACGCTGAGAAAGTTCGTCTTGAACCTCGCGCTCAAGGCCGGTCAATCCGCCGTTGATATGCTCGTTGACTGCTTTAAGAACAGAATAACTCTGAACTTCTTTTTCGCCGACGTAGACAGACTCGTTTGATCCGCCTGCTGCAAATTTGCTTGGGTCGAAATTGTTCATCACCTCGGCGCGAAATTCGTCAGTAGCTTTGCCGCTGTCGATTGCAGAGTTGATTTCCTTCTCGTCCACGTTGAAACGCTGGCCGATAGCGGAAATTTCTCCGATGCGGTGACGCTCCTCGTCGCGGATGTCCTTGATGTTGATGGCCGGTGCTTCCGGCTTTACTTCTTCGCTCATGTTGTGAGGTAGTTCTTGTTGGTTTGTTGGTTTTGTTTCGGGCTGTTCGGTTTCCCCGAAAACCAACCCTTTTGGTAAATCTTTTGTAATGCTGTTCGCCCATGACTCCTTGAAAGCTGCGGCCTTGAAACTTTCCTCGACTCGATCTGCAAAACCGAGATCAACAGCCTCGTTTCCATCCATAAATGTTTCGCGATCCATCAAATCTTGGACCTGCTCGCGTGTTAGCCCGGTCCGCTCGACGTAAACGGAAACAATGCTGTTTTGAATCTTCTCTAGCGTAGCGGCGGCGTCTCCAAGAGCCTGGGAATCGCCGACAAGTCCTACATACGGATTGTGGATCATCAAATAGCTGTTAGCTGGCATAACGATCTCATCTGCCGCCATGAGAATGACCGATGCCATGCTGCCAGCGAATCCTTCTACCTTTGCGGAAACGATGCCTTCAAAGTTTTTTATAGCGTTGTAGATCGCCCATCCTTCTAGCACGTCGCCGCCGGGAGAGTGTATTGAAAGATTGATTTCGTCTACTCCTTCCATCGCCTGCATCTCTGCGAGGAAGCTACTGCCTGACACTCCGAATCCACCGATTTCGTCGTGAATAGAGATGTCGGCAACTGAACCTTCTTGCGAAAGGTTATACCATGTCTGTTTCTGCTGCGTCTTCACATTAAAAAGAAAACACATAAAAACGATAAGGCAAATTAGCCTACTTCATCTGGTGCTGGCTGAACGTCTGGTATGTCCAAAAACATATCTATTTGCCTACTTTCAGCAGATGCCGAGTCAGCCTCGATTTCGTCGAATATCTCCTCGATATCCTCGCCTTTGCTACGCGCGAGTCTCTGGTGAGATGTCAGTCTGTTTTTGAGCCTGCGATCCTCTGCCCGGGCATCCTTGTCTGGGTCGATCCACTCCCACCGTCGCCCTTGAAACTCAGGATGCGCCAATCGGTCAAAATCAGAGATATCATAAGCCAATTCGCCTGACATGATCGCCATCTCGAGCCACTGCTCAAAGATCGGAGTTTTCACCTCGTCAATATACCATTTCTGCACCAGCTTCCACATATCGCGCTCGCTCAATGTGCCTTGGCGAATTGAGCTGTAGTTCACGCCTTCCAAATCAGAGCCTAGTTGCGGATACGAAATTGTCAGACCTGCCGCGACAGCTTGCAACATTGCTTTGCGGAATCCTGGTAGGTTTTGGTTTGGATGCGTCGGATCAAGTAGCTCTGGCCTGACGCCGGGAGGCAGATTTTCAAAACTGCCAGGGCTGCCGTCCATTTTGATATTCCCGAAATTGTCTTTCCCCTCGCCTTGGTATCCGCCAGCGGGAGAATCAAAATCAGAAACGAAAAACCCTAACTTGCTTGCATGGGCGCGAGCGGCAATCAGTTCCGCTTCTTCGTAGCCGTGTAGCATACGCAGCCTGGTCAGGCAGTTACTCAACCAAGGCAATCCCTGAGATTGCGAAAACTCATGTTTGATGAATGCGTGGATAACCTCGCTGGCATCGAGAGTCTGTCGCGGTCCGTTTATCACTCTACCGTCCCATCTATCGCCTGGGTGTTTATCCAAAACGTGATACTTTGTGACTGCCCCGAATCCGTCTTTTTCGACAGACATGAAAATACGCCGTTCTTTGTCATACAGCTCCGGATCGAGTCGCTCCATTGCGATCCCCTGCATCGCAAATCTAAACGGATTGCGGTTGTAGCCTTTTACCATCCTGGCCAAGCCTCCGCCGGTAACAAATACCGAGCGCATGAAGATGCAGTCAAACTCATGCTCTGTAACGTCGCCTGTCACGGTGTAGTTTTGCCGCTTGCAAAATTTCTTCCAAGCATCCTCTACTGCCTTGCTCGCTGCTTTGTCGATTCCGCCTCGTTTGTTTTTGGCCCTGACCTTTAAGCGAAAACCACTGTGACCGACTACATTCTGAACTGCCTGAGTTGCTGCGTTGGCTGCATACCCGTCGTTTTGGCAAAGTTGCTTCGACCTGGAGCGAAGTTTTACCAGGCTGTTTTCCATAAGCGAATCGAGAGACGCGTTTCGCGTGACCCAATCGCTAGTAAAACGACTGACAGATGCCCCCTCGAAAAATCTATTCTTTGGCTTTGTAATTTCAGACTTGCCGCGTAGCGCGTCCCATGCTGCTTTTATTTTGGAAGGCATCTCTTAGAAGTGGATGTGAATTGTATTGCCGGTAGGCTCGTCTGGATTGCGCCGCTGCAAATCTGCTTTGATTTCGTAGGCTAGTCTGCCTCTGTATTCTGAAAGCAACTGCTGCGCTTCTACTAGAGAAATCTTGGAAATTGGAACGCCTCCGATTGTGTGGCTTTCTAATCCCTCTGGCAATCGCCCCTCAATGTGAGATTCAAGCAATCCGACCATTCTTGAATTGAATGACTCTGACGGTGCTGCCGTTGGATTTGGTAGCAAAGTCAGA